CTGGGCAGGAATGCCAGCGCCGCCGCCGGCGTGGCCACCGCGAGCCGCACCGTTGGCGCTGCGGGCATTCCCTTTGGCGGCTTCAAGGGTGCCATGAAGGCGAACGCCGCGGTGGCAGGCGCAGCGACCCTCTTGGACGTCTATGGCATCGCCAGCAACGATCAGCTCACCAGCCAGCAGAAGAAGATTGGTTACACCAGCGCGGCCGGCGGCTTGCTGGGCGGGTTGGGAGGCGCAGCGGCTGGTGCGGCCATTGGCACAATGATCTTCCCTGGCATCGGCACGCTTGGCGGCCTCCTGCTCGGTGGGGCTCTGAGCATGGGCGGCAACTACCTGGGCAGCAAGGCTGGTGAGCTGGCCGGCCAAAGTATGTTCGGCGAGCCTTCAGGTGAGAAGGTCTCCCAGGCACTGGCCGACAGCATCAAGAGTAATCCCATTCAGGGCCAGCTCGATATCAAGATCGCCATTGACGATCAGGGCAGAGCGTATGTCGCGAACAAGACATTCCAAGGACAGAATTTGCGCGTTGATACAGGCCCTCTCATGGCTTATTGACCTCATCGAGTTTTCAGAAAAACGAAACTCGCACGAAAACAAGACTAAAATGTATCTCCCAAAAAAACAGGGGGGGTAAATGAATAGATCAACACCCGCTGCGCTGGCACTCGTCATGTCACTGCTTTGCATCGGCGTAGCCGCTCAAACTCAAACCGAACTTTTGCCGCTGGCCATGAAGGGTGACTACCAAGCGCAGCGGAATCTGGCCTTTTCTTACGCCAGTCCTGAAAAGGGTGAAAGGTCCGATCCCATTGCAAGCTGTGCTTGGTATTTAGTCATACTGCAGTCAGGTAGTAGTAAGGTCGGCTCGGCCGATGCCGGGAACGTGCGGACCTACTGCGGTCCGCTTCAGCAAGAGGATCGCGTTGCAGCAGAAGCTCGAGCGCAACGATTGCTGAAGCAGATCTACAGATAGAAAAGCGAAACTAGTAATTACAGAAAAGCGAAACTCGACAAACATCTGCAACCGGGCTATATTTGCGTTAGGTGCCTAGAAAACACTCAACCAGACGGTTTGCCACCCCGATAGCATGTGGTATTTTTTTCGCCTATTGATTTCTGTCAATGGGCGGGATGTGACGGCACATACAAGACCCGAAAGGGGAAAACCGTCAGCCGTCCTCTGGTGCGGTTTTCTAGCATCCTGCCCACCCGCCTAGAAACGGGTGTCTTTCGAGACAACCAGGAATCTAAAGAATCATGACGACATCTCCAGCTGGCAGGCCGTCGCCTGCCGACACTGTTTCCATATCAAAAATTCTCCTATCGGATCTTCGAGCACAGATCGCTGAAGTTCACATCGCTCTCGACAGCCTGGCCATCCTGCTCAGGCGCAGCCAGGACAACGTAGAACACGGCTCCGGCATCCTGCTGGGCATGTTGGTGGAGAAGCTGGAAAAGGCTGACAGCGACCTCACGCAACTCGCGCTCAGCGGCTAACACCGCCCCCCCTGCCCGTGCATTGACGGAACGGGGAAACTCGACACCACTTCATCGTGCGTGTCGAGATCCCCGTGGACTTCCGAGAAATTCTTCAGCCTGCTTCCTTCCGTGGCATTCCCTTTAAGGTGAAAGCTGCGGAAGTCGCCGTGGGCCGCTCGGTGGTCGTGCACCGCTTTCCCTTCCGTCGCCCGTTCGGTGAGGATCTCGGCCAGGACACGACCGAGATCATCGTCGATGGCTTCATCATCGGTGACGAATACCTCAATGGCCGCAACAAGCTGATCAAGGCTCTGCTGCAGCCTGGCGCTGGCACGCTGGTGCATCCCACCTACGGATACCTGGACGTCAAGCTGGTGGACAAGACGCGCCTGCGCGAACAGTTCATCGAGCAGCGCGGGATGGTCAGCTTCTCGCTGAAGTTCATCGAAGACAACGACGAAGACGAACTTCTCTCCCAGGTCGATACACAACTGGCCGTCGACGCTGCATGCGATGCGGCCTACGCCTCCCTGGAATCAGACTTCGCCGACAACTTCAGCATCAAGGGCATGCCAGGCTGGTCGATCGATTCCATCACGAGTGAAATCAAAGCTGCAGCAGACGCGATATCCGACCTGCGCCGGCGGATCAGTTTCAACCTCACCGGCCTGTCGTCCCTCGTACTGGCCGGGGAACAGTTCAAGTCGAGCCTGGTCGGCCTTCTGGCCACGCCGAATGCCTTGGCGACGGAGTTAGGGTCGCTGGTGCGCGGAATCGTCAACCTCTTCGATTTCTCTGCAGCCCAGCAGTCGGTCTTCGGCGAATCGTCAGCCGTGCGGCGCCCTATCAACCAGCTCCTCGGCTTTACCTCATACGGAGCAACCCGCCCGACGCTCGCGGCGACCACGCCCGTTCGATCCCAGCAAGCCGCCAACCAAGCAGCCGTTTTCACTCTCCTGGCCCGCGCCGCAGTCATCGAAGCGACCCGTGCATCCACGTTTGAGGTCTTCTCCAGCAAGGATGACGCAGTCGAGCTGCGCGACACTCTCTATGCTGCCCTGGAGGAGCAAATCCTCGCTGCCTCGGATACCGTCTACCGCCCGCTGCTGGACGTTCGTGCGGCCATGGTGCAGGACATCACCGATCGTGGCGCAGACCTGGCCACCCTCGTTGCTACCACCCTGACCGCATCGATGCCCGCGTCAGTCCTCTCCTATCGCCTGTACCGCGACGTCGCGTATGCCGATGAGCTGGTGGAACGCAACCAGGCGAGCGCAGAACTGATCCACCCGCTGTTCTTGCCGGCCTCTGTACCTCTGGAGGTGCGCCGTGTCTGATGGTATCGAGCTAATCATCGGCAGCGCCGTGTACGGCGGTTGGAAGAGCGCCGCGGTGCAGACCGGCCTGGAGCAGTCATCCAGCCGCTTCAGCCTCCATGTGGCCAGCCGCTGGTCGGAGAAGGTCGAACGCCGCCGCATCTACGCAGGCGATGCATTCTCCTTGCGGATCGAGGGCGAGACGGTGATGCAAGGCTTCGTGGATGATGCAGAGCCATTCGTCACCGACGAGGACTACGGCATCAATGTCACCGGCAGAGACACCACCGCAGATCTGATTGACTGCTCGGCAATCTACCGCTCTGGCCAGTGGACCAATGCAAAACTCGATCGCATCGCCCGCGACGTGGCCAGTCCCTTCAACATTCCGGTGGTAGTGGACGTCGACGTCGGTGACCCATTCCCCAGCTTCAACATCGAGGAAGGCGAGCGAGCCTTTGAAACACTCGACCGGGCCGCGCGCATGCGAGGCGTCTTGCTCACTACCGATGGCACCGGCCGCCTGATCCTCACCCGTGCCTCAACGGGTGCGGCAGTCGCTAATCTCACGCAGGGTGTCCACCGCATCAAATACGGATCGGTCATCACCTCCTGGAAAGAGCGATACAGCAAGATCATCGTCAAGGGCCAGGGCAAGGGCAACGACAGCGAGTTCGGCGCGGCAGTCGCGCACGGATCCGCTTTTGCCGTCGACACAGCCATCACTCGCTACAGGCCCCTCGTGGTGATTTCCGAGCAGCACGGAAAGGGCGTCAACTTCCAGGCACGAGCAGAGTGGGAACGCAATATCCGGCGCGGCCGTGGCACGCGCGGCCGATTCATCGTGCAAGGCTGGCGCAACGATGCTGGGAAGGTATGGCGGCCGAACATGCTCATCAACGTACAATACCCCGCCCTGGACATCAGCGAGAACCTGCTCGTCGTGAAGCCGGACTTCTTCCTCGACGAGCGGCGAGGAAAGGTGACAGAGCTGCAGTTCGCGCATCCGTCCGCTTTCGAGATCATCGCCGGCGTGAAGGCCACGCGCCTCGGACGCCGCGCCACCGGTGCCAACGGGATGGAAGTGAACAAGAGAGAAGCGCGGCACCGTGCGAAGAAGGATAAGGACGCGGTGGGCGAGATCGTGACCTTCGAAACCGGCAACTACATCGGAGGAAACCATGATCGATGAGTTGCGCCGTCTCCTCAGCCCACTCGAACGGAAGATTCGTCTGCTGGCAAGCCGTGCCGTTCTCACCGTCCGCAGCAGCAATGCGCTCATGCAGGTGAAAGCACTTGAAGGCGAGCCCCGAGATAAAGTGGAGCTGTTCCAACAGTATGGCTTCCGGTCCGCGCCCCAGGCCGGTGCCGAAGGCATTCTCATTGCGCTCGGAGGCGTGCGCGACGCGGCCGTCGTGCTTTGCATGGATGATCGTCGTGTGGCTATCGCTATGCAGGCCGGCGAGGTAGCCATGTACACCGACGAAGGCGACTCCATCCACATGAAGCGCGGCAGAATCGTCGAGGTCACGACGGAGACCTTTGTCCTCAACGCCAGCAAGAAGGTGATCTTCAATTCGCCGGAGGTTAAATCCACGGGCACGATTACGGACATGAGCCTGGGGAACAGCGTCACGGTCGACCAGCTGCGCCAGCACCAGCTTGACCATACGCACCATGTCAATGGGACCAACGCCGAGAGCAATCCACCGACGCAGGGGCTGTCATGAGCGATATCGCGACGGTCTTCGTCGACTTTACGGCCGGGGCTGACTACGCCCTCGACGGCGTGCTGCTCCAGGATGACGATGGATTGGTCACGGCGGTTGTCATGTCGCTGTTCACCGATGGCGAGGCCAAGGTGGATGACGTTCTGCCCGATGAGACCATCACAGACCGCCGAGGCTTCTGGGGCGACCTCTTCCCGACCGTAGAGGGTGACAAGATCGGCTCCCGCCTCTGGCTCAACGGCTCAGCCAAGCAGCTGACATCCGTGCTCCGGACCGACGAGCGGTATGCGGCAGAAGCCCTGCAATGGCTGGTCGACGATGGGATCGCCGAAGGGCTGGAGATCACAGCAACCAACCCGAGAATGGGCGTTCGCCTGCTGGAAGTCAGGATCACGCGTCCTGATGGAAGCACCTTACGCCTCCAGTTCCAAAGATTGTGGGAAAACACCTATGGCTGACTTCGATATTCCCTCGCTCCGCAAACTCATCACGGATGCCGAGAGCGATATCCAGGGCGAACTCCCTGGTACCGATGCCACCCTGCGGCGTCGGAATCTCAATGTGCTCGCACGCGTCATGGCCGGCTTTACGCATGGCATGTACGGCTTCATCCGAAATTTCCTCAAGCAGTGTCTGCCATGGTGCAAGGGCTTCCTGTTGCGCCAGTGGGCCGAGATCTGGGCCATCTACCAGGAGCCCCCAGCATCGGCCACAGGCGTGGCCACATTCCCAGCTGCGGATGGCAAGAGCATCGACGTTGACCAACGGATGCAATCGGATGCCGGAGTGGAATATGCGGTCGTGGTAGCCGGCGTTGCGTCTGGCGGGAGTGTCTCAGTCCAAGTCCAAGCGGTAACGGCCGGCACTGCCGGGAATCTCGCAGCAGGTTCGAAGCTGACACTGATGACCACCGTCGAAGGCGTCACGGCGGACGGTCTCGTGGCCGGCGGCGGCTTGGATGGCGGCCGCGAAGAGGAGTCAATCGATAGCCTCTGGGATCGCTTCCTGGCCCGTGTTCAGAAGCCTGCCCATGGCGGGAATGCCGATGACTATGTCACGTGGATCAAGGAAGCGGGTGTTGGCGCTACGAAAGTTTGGGTGCGCAGCGGCCTGGATGGCCTTGATACCGTACAGGTCTTCTTCGTCTGCGAGAACAACGCTGACAGCATCATTCCCTCTCCTGAGCTGGTAGCGCAGGCCCTCGCATATTTGAAGGACCCCAGCCGCAAGCCGGTCGCCGCCTCGGTGGGGGTATATGCCCCAGCACCAAAGGAGTTCGCGCCGACCATTAGGGTGGTACCCAATACGCCGGCCGTGCGCAACGCCGTGCTCGTTCAACTCAACGACCTTATCACCCGAGAACGAGATCTCGGCGGGAAGCTACTGCTTTCGCATATCGATGAAGAGATCTCCCTTGCCGATGGGGAGACCGATCACACCCTCATTTCCCCCACTGCTGATGTCCAGTGCGCGGAGAACGAAGTGCTGGTGATGGGCACGCCACAGTGGGCCGCCTGACATGGAAACCAGAAGCCAAGATGAATACACCCAGGCGCATGCGCAGTTCATGCCCACCGGCCTCGCGTGGCCCCGCAAGCGGACATCAGTCCTCATGCGCCTGGTGCGGGGACTATCCGCCGCAGCGCCCCGCGTGGAGTCCTTGCTCAACACCATTGCGCGAGAACTTGATCCTCGCAGCGCGAGTATTTTGCTGAGCGACTGGGAAGCCTTCACAGGCCTACCGGACGAATGCACCACTGCGGAGGCCACCGTCTTTGAACGGCGCGCCGCTGTCACTTCCAAGCTTGTCAGCACCGGTGGCGCCAGCGCCGCATATTTCATATCGGTTGCGGCAGCAATGGGGCGCCCTGGTGCGACCATCGAGGAATTCTCCGTTCGGCGCTTCGGAAGCCGGTTTGGAACCCGCTTCTACGGGATCCAGTGGCGCAACGTCTGGCAGATGAATGTTCCCGGAGACGGCTATATCCCCAGGAGATTCTCGGATCGCTTCGGCGGACTATTCGTACAGAGCAGCAACGGCGCCTTGGAATGCCGCGTGTTGAAACTCAAACCTGCCCACACCACGGTCATCTTTAATTACGAGGGATAACGATGGACTACCCCAAGAGCCGGGCCAGTGAGCTCGGGCTGTACAACGGAAAATTTACGAGCGGGATACCAGGCCTTCGACCAGCATCGGTCGACGATGCCGCATTCATGAATGATCTGGTCGATTCAATTTTGGCAGTACAAGCTGCTGCGGGCCAGCTCCCTATTGAAGGTGACGTCTCCCAACTCCTGAAAGGGGTGCTCCGCCTAATTCAGAAACAAGTCATCCTCGATGACGCTGGAAGCGGGCCCAATATTTACTCAACAAGCAATTCGGTTCCATTGAGTGATGGGACGCTAACCCGTGGGCTTGAGCAGCGTTTCGTGGTCGGACACACGAATACAGGCGCAGGAACGTATTCTCCTGATGGCTTGGGGAATAAGCCTATTCTCGGACTGGACCTGCAGCCGTTGAAGGGCGGTGAGTTGATCGCTGGCGGAATCGCGACACTTTCGTATTCACCCACAGCTAATTCTGGAACAGGGGCGTGGATTCTCCTCGGTTGCACTGGAGCCCCGCTTGCCATACCAGCTGGCACACAGTCGAATCATGCGGCGATCCAAGGCCAACTGCCATTTTCCGGAAATATCTGGAAAGACATGACCGGATCGAGAGCTGTCGAGACCACGTACACCAACTCCACTGGCAGGTGGATCGCACTTTCCCTGTACACGGCCTCCAGCCAGGCGGTCGGACTCAACGTCATTGTGAATAGCTTGCCGGTCGGAAGCTCGCTCATTCAACTGGCCGGAGGTTCGTTCGCGGCCTCTGCCTTTACTTTAGTCCCTCCAGGTGCCACATACGGTGTCAGCAACTGGGTCGCCGGCAAGTGGTACGAACTGCGCCCCTAAAGGAATCGGAATGCAATATTTCAGAGATCATATAGACCCTCAAATCCTGTACGCATTTGATGATGATGTCACTGCAACTCAGGGTGAGGGCGGCAGCTGGACTTTCACATCAGGTGATGGCACTGAGCTCGTCGGCCCCTACCCTTCCACGCTCTATCCCAGTGACGATCCGACACCCCCGACGGTGATCCCGGGTCCTGCACAGGTTGATTCGCAACGGGACGCCCTCCTGCAACTTGCGGCGCTTCGGATTGCACCGCTGCAGGATGCGCAAGACCTCGGGGTCGCAACAGAAGACGAAGCCGCGGCGCTCGTGCTTTGGAAAAAATATCGAGTCGACCTCAATCGGGTCACGCAACAGCCAGGCTATCCGCAAGCGGTCGTCTGGCCCATCGAACCAGGAGCAACCGCATGATCGATAACTCGCCTTCTGGGATGCCCGCGGCTCCACAGAAAAGTCGGCTCTTCGACACAACCATCAATGTGCAGTCTGCTTTCGGGGCCTTTGCCGGGGCTGCTGCGGCGTGCGCGCTTGGCTACTTCACACTGGTGAGTCGCGTTGAAAAGCTTGAAGGCAAGGACATCGTGCACGAGGACCGTATGTCGCGCATCGAGGTCGGTATGCGGGAGCAGCGCGGCGAAACCAACCAGCAGCTGCGCGACATCAAGGATGGACAGAAGGAACAGTCCAACAAGATCGACGAGCTGCGCAATCTGATGATTCAAAACAGCCCCGTGGGGCGCCCAGACATGAGGAGGTGGGTGAAATGAAGTCGTTCCTTGCAGGTGAATGGGCGGCCATTCGCACTTGGTGGTCGGTGTGGATTGGCGTCATCTCGGCAGTCGCCGTGACGGCCGTCCCGATCCTTGCCGACCGCTGGCCCGACGTCGCTCCTGGCTTCGTGGCCCTCTTCCCGAAGCATGGCGAGCAGGTGGCGCCCGTGATCGGCTTGCTGCTGACTATCGCCGCACGCCTGGTCAGCCAGCGCGCCATCCTTGATCAGGTGCGCAAGATTCTCAACAAGAAGGAGCAGAGCGATGGCAAATCAGAAACTTAGCGAGATCCTGGCTCTGGCCATCCGGCCGGCACTTTCGCTGTTACCTCCGGGCCTCAACTCCATGGAGGCGCTGGTCATGCTGCTGGCCATCGGCCTCCAGGAGTCCCGCTTCGAAGCTCGGCGCCAGATGGGGAATGGACCAGCGCGCAGCTTCTGGCAGTTTGAGCTCGGCACAAAGGAAAGCCGCGGAGGCGTATGGGGCGTCTATCTCCACAGCGTCAGCAGGCCGCTCCTGGAGCGATTGTGTGCAGCGCTGAAGGTGCCGTTCACTCCACAGGCTATCTATGCAGCCATGGAGCACAACGACATCCTGGCTGCCGGTGTGGCGAGGTTGATGCTGTTCACGGATGCGCAGCGATTGCCAGCAGCAAATGACGCCGATGCGGCCTGGGCTGCTTACCTCCGGATCTGGAGACCGGGGAAGCCACGTCCGGAGACCTGGCCTGCATATCACGCACAGGCGCTGCAGGAGGTGGTTGGATGAAAAATTTGTCCCCGATCCTGCGCGAGCTCGGTGCGGGTCGACTGTCATTCTGGTGCCCAGGCTGCAGTGATGCGCATCAGATCCTCTACGGCACCGGACCAGGGCCGCGCTGGGGGTACAACGGGCACGCAGACCTTCCCACCTTCACCCCCAGCATCAAGGTGACATGGCGGGAACCGAGCGACAACCCCGCCGAGCAGTTGGACGACACCAAGGACATCGAGAAATGCTGCCACTCATTCGTGACGAATGGCCAGATCGAGTTCCTGTCGGACTGCACCCATGAGCTGGCCGGGAAGACCGTACCCCTCCCTTCTTTTCCTCCTGGATGGGGAACATCATGACCATCACAGCAATTCTGCAGATTCTCTCGCTTATCGCTGGCGCCGCCGGTGTGCTGTTCGGCTACGTGCGGCATCAGCAGGCGAAGGCCACCCAGGCCACCGCCACGGCCCGCGTTTCAGAACTGGAGAAGGCAGAAGCCACGGCCAATGCCGCAGCCGCAACGGCCCGCGTCGACGCTGCAGCGGTACGGCAGCAGGTCGAGACCCAGAACGCGGCCAAATCACCACAGGAGGTGCAACGTGAAATGGACCAATGGCGCATGTAGCGCACTGATCGTAGGAATGGCACTGGCCGCATGCACGGCCGCGCCACCACAGCAGACCCCGGCGACGATCACCCGGACGATCGACACCTCCTGCGATCTGTTCAAGCCTATTTACCCAGCATGCAATGACGTCGTGGCGGACACGACGGCGCGCCAGATCGTCGACCACAACCAGGTCGGTGCTGCGCACTGTGGCTGGAGACCCCCAGCCGGAACTCGCTGTACAGCGCCGGCGGGCAAGTAAGCGCCCCCCTATCAGCCCAACAAGGAAAATCAAATGCCAAGCCCTGATATTGCAAATGGAGTTTTGAAAGGAACGCTCGACTCGACGGGAGTCAAGCTGTTTTCGGTCTCGCCTTCCAGCCGCGTGAACCTGACAGCCGTCCTCAAGAGCAGCGCCACCGCAACCCGCAAGATCGAGCTATCAGCCGATGGCGGCGATGAGTTCTTCCCCGTCGACTACGATGTCAGCACCAACACGATGTTGGTGCTGGCCATCAGCACCCCGATCTCCCATATCCGATTTACCGGTGCTCCCGGGGAAACCTGGAGTGTGCGATGAGCTTCCCTGTTAAAGGCACGTCCTTAACCCTTGACTTGATCGATAGCGGAAGCTCGGTCTTGGCCGTAGTTCCAAAGGGCCTGATCTACACCACACTGCAATGGTCACGTGTAGACAGCAATGGAGTAGCAACAGATATTGCGAGCCCAGCGGGGACGGCGAATCCATACGTCAAGACTGCGGCGGACCGTGGCTATGATCTCGCCGCGCGCGTAACCGGTGTTTCGATCGGTGGAAGAAAGTCCATCACCGTTCCATTTCAAAAGCCGGGAGCGCCGGTCATTGGCACCACGAGCGGTGGCGACCAACAAGCATCATTTGCTTTCACAGCTCCCGCCGATGATGGCGGCAAAGCAATCACGGCTTATACCTTGAATGTCTACAAGAAAGCCGACGACACGCTTCTCGGTTCGGTCTCCGGAACTTCCAGCCCGCTGGTGAAAACGGGATTGACGAATGGGACGCAGATCTATGGCAAGGTGACCGCGACAAATGCCATCGGTGAAGGGGCAGCCTCTGGCGCGTCTACCTTGGTCACCCCCAATCCGGTGGCCACTGTCGCGCCAGTCTTCACGGCTGGGCCCGCGCTGAGCACGACGCCTCAAGTTGGGGTAGCGATGACGGTAGTGCCTGGGACCCTCAATGATTCGACCGCAACAACATCGACGTACGATATTCTGCGGTCCGGCAGGATCGTCGCATCAGGGTCGAATCCCACGTACACGCCATCTGCCAAGGATCTCGGGCACTACTTCGCTTGCCGCCACCATGTTGTGAATTCGCTCGGATCTGACGACGCTGGCTGCATGCCTGCCATCTGCACCGCCCCGACGGCCGCGGCCTTAGCTTTCACTAAACTGCCCTATTGCCACGCCAGTAACCCGGTAGTGGGCGAGCCCGTGATGTTTGCACCAGCGACTGCACAAGGCACCGGAGTAACGATCACCTACCAAGGAATGCTGAACGGCGTACTACAGGGCAGCGCATCAGCTACTCCGCCAGTTTTGCTCCCCAGCGCCACCGGCACTGTCGCAATGCGTACGATCATCTCCAATGCGTCAGGTACCCTCACCTATGACACCGATCCAGTAACGGTCTCAGCCGCTGTCGCGGCAACTGGTGTATGGCGCTGGGCCTCCGCATTCAATCGCAATTGCTTGTTCCAATGGACGAACAGCACAGGTGTAGCCAATAAACTGATGGCGAACGACGAGCACGCCGTTGGTAGTGGCGGGATCACCTCCTTTAAACTGTCCTTCGACAACGTCATCAGCGGCGGCCTGGTTGCGCCAACCGGGCCTGGCTCTGCAACCACCCTTGAGGATGTGTATGCCGTCGTTTTCATCAACGGTGTGCGCCAAGGAAACCCGGTACGCGTCACATGGGATGGCGGCTCTATCGGAAAGGTATTCGCCGACGGTGCTGTCAATGTAATGTCTGATGAAGTGCCCGCGACAGCATTCGGCTTGAGCGTTATTCCACAAGGTGCCATCATCAATCTGCAACCCCGTTGGGACTGGCCCGCAGGCAAGGTCATGCCCTGCCAGGAGATTGCGACCTCCGCCGTGCGCGGCAGCTTCTTCTACTATGACCCGACCACCGCAACCATCGGCGCGGGCATTGGAAGCACCAGCTACCAGGGCGGCTATGTGCTGGTGTCCGGCACCGGCATGAGCTACAACGGCCCCCGCGGGCCGAAGCTGGCCATTCTTGGCAAATTCTTCTCCGGCGACCCTAAAGTCCTGTTCGGGTTAGGGGACAGCACCTTTGGCAGCAATGGCTACGCGTCAATCTTCCATAACGTCGTGGCAAATGAACCCGGAAGGCCTTATCTGGCCAGCTTCAACTGCCAACGCTCTGGTGGCACGAGCTCCTTCTTCGCCGCTGGTACTGGAGGTGCCGGAGATATCACTCAGCTGGTCAAATATGCGAATGTCGTCCTCGATGGCATCCACATCAATTCCATTACCGGGACAGCGGCCAACTCGACCGATATCAAAAACCGTTCCTTGGTCTATTGGCCGATCATGCGTGCTGCCTTCCAAACAGGTCCGGGCCTGCGAACCGGAAAGATCATCCGGAACGGTTTTACCATGCGGCTGAGTACCTATACCGCGACCAACGCTCTTTCCAGCGCTCAGGTGCCTACAAGCCGTATGGGACTAGGTGGCGATATCGTTACGGACTGGGACGTATGGGTTCAGACGAAAGTCAGCGACGGCACCATCGATGTCGTGAATGAAATTCGCTCTCTCTATGGCTTGACCGGAGACATCACGAAGGTCAACGCATTTAAGACGATGCCAGGCAACTTCAGCGACGGTCTGCATATGGGCCACGGCGAATACATCGGCTATAAGAGCAGAGAGGTTGTAGAAGCTCTGTAGGTCATCACGCAGAACAAAAACCCACCTTCATCGGTGGGTTTTTTTCATCGTAGCCGCTGCGGCACATCGGACATCGAATTCACGACTTGGATGACGGCTCGCTGCTTTTCCGGCGACATGTTCCTATAGCTTCCGAGCAGTGCCTTCTCCTCAGAGGTGGAGGCTACTTGCTCCCCTCTCGCCAGTTTTTCGAACAGCCTTCCTGCCTGTGCGTATTGGACAGCATTCGGAATCACCGCCGTGGGCGAAGAGAAAAGAAAGTATGAGCCGAGTTTGCCTCGCTCCAGCTCTCGCATCATGTCGCTACCGATCTGGAGGACTCGGTGAATTCCGAACGCGGTCGCGCGTGCGATGACCTTCGATCCCAACGCTCCGCAGACGATCTCTACAAGTCTGTAATTGATATCGCGATATTTCTGATGACCTGCGCCGTCCTTTCCATCCTTGACCTGCACCAGAGCGGGCTGGCTGAGAACGATGGCCATACGGCTTTCGTCGGTGATCACGTCGAGTTCCCAGCTTTCCTCCAGCAGATCATCCAGCAACTCGCACGCTGATTCGTCACAGAGGCAGGCATTGACGGAGAACGGGCTTCCTCTTCCTTCTAGCAGCCAGTCGGTGCGCACATTCTCGACACGGTGAAGGTGCGCCAGCGACTCATACGAGAGGCCATTCCCCTTCATCACGTTTTCGATACTGATCTTCGGCAAGCCGATGGACTTGGCCCAGCCGTGGAGCGCTCTTCCCGCTGCGAGGAATTCAAGGCGTTGTGCGAGCGGGGAAAGTTCTTTGTTCATAGGCGGATAAAACTCTTGCAATTCCTAGATTTAGGAATACAATTCATACAAATAGGAGTCTTAAAGATTTTTGAGGAATCTTTAAGACATGGGGCGGGCTGAGTATAGCAAACGGGGCTACTGAAATATGAGCAAGTCAGCGGTAAATAGGGGCAAAAAAGTCGCGCAGAGCGCAAAACCTGACTTTGTGATGATCACCTTCGGTGTTCGTCACCGTAGTTTGGGAAAACAATTCTTCAATCTCCTTTCGAGCACCGATCAGAGCGCATCGGGTCTCGCCCGTGATCTCATCGCACGCGGGATGAAAAACTACCCGAAGTAACGAGCCTGCCGCCCCTTCCAAGGGGCAGCGGGCTTTTCATTTTTTTCGCTGGATGGACACTCCAGCACACCATCAGTGTGCCGGAGTCCAGCAATAGCGGTTTATTAATCTTTCGCTGGAATTCATATGTCGCACAAACCTTTGTTTGATGTGCAGGAGGCTTTTCGCGCCATCGTTTTAGAACATGGCGTGCCGAAGCTTGCCAACCTGATGGGGATGCCGGTCGGCTCCCTCTACAACAAGGCCAACTCCAACGAGACCAACAAGCAGAAGCCGACATTGGCCGATGCCCTCTTGGTCCAGGTCCTCACAAAAGACCATCGCATCGTGGAGGCCATGGCGGCCACGCTCGGCGGTGTGTTCATCCGCCTGCCCATCGATGAGACGGTCTCTGACGAGGCCCTCCTTGATGTGATGTTGGAGCTGGGCGCCAAGTCCGGTGAGTTCCACCAGGAGATCAAAGACGCCCTGGAGGACGGTCGCATCAAGCCTGACGAACACCAGCGCATCGCAAAGCGCGGATGGAGCTACATCCGAGCAGTAATGGAATGCGTAAGCCGCATCGAGGGCATGGTCGATGACAAATGATCGCCGCCCACCACCATCGCTGCGCCGCCTCGGGGTCACTCGCGTCGAGCACCAGATCCAGGCCGGCAAAGTCGTCGATATCTCCGCGATCTTCCTGGCCCTTTTCAAGAGCCAGCTCATGAAACAGGTTTTCACCGAGAAGGCCCGCCATGAAGAGACCCGACCCGAGGCAGCGCTCGCTTCACCTGCAGATCAACCTGCGCCCACCGACGGAAGCCGAGCTGCGAGCAGCGTACGACGCCTGCGTGTTCGACAAGCAGCGCCTGCCCTTCGAGGCAGCGTTGGAGCACCGGTCGATATCGCTGGCCCTTAAAAATTTCGCCCAAGCGGCACAACTCCGGAGGAGAACTTCATGAACGAGAACAACAGCGACGGAAAGACCAAGCCGATCGACTGGCTTTCAGCCTTGGTGGCGGTGCTCCTGTTCATCACCATCGCTGGCCTGCTGGACGGCACTTTCTAACCCCACCTGCGCTGGGGAGCGCGGGCCACCCACACGCATGGAGAACCACATGCTGCGATACCTGACACCAGAAGAACGAAAGCGGCTTTTCAAAGCTGCTGGACAGTCCAATGACATCTACGCCCGCCGCGACAGCGCCATCATTCGCGGCCTCTACTTCTCCGCCGAGCGCGTGGGGGAGTTCGCCCTGATGACGGTGGGCGATGCTGAAGCGGCCCTGGCAGATAAGTACCACTTCATCCCGAAAGAGAACCGTAAGGGCGGCAAGCGCGATCACAGCGTGTACGTCACCTTGGGGCTTTCGAAGGCACTGCGCGACCTCCTGGAGATCAGGATCCTGATTACCGGCGAGGAGAAACCTGCCAAGACCGCCCCGCTCCTGGTGAGCCGTCAAAGCACTGACCGGCCGATGACAGTGCGCTCGATCGAGCTGCGCCTGAAGAAGTGGGCGATCGCCGCCGGCCTCACTGACAAGTTCAGCCCCCACTGGCTGCGCCATACGCGCGCCATCGACATCATGCGCCGGAGCAAGGCCGCTGACCCACGCGGCGTCGTCAAGGCTGCGCTCGGCCATAACTCCATCGCCTCGACCGGGGTGTACACCGGCGTCCTGCGTGAGGACGTTGAGAACACCCTCGACGACCTGGACCGCCATCAGGGCAACCGTATCACCCGCGCCGAGCTGCGCCGCCGCTTCGATCGGAGACACAACGATGACTGACCTTCTCGGGCTGCTGGTCCAGTGCTGGATCCTCGCCACCAGCGCCGGCTCCGTGCTCTACATGACCCGTGGTGGCGAAGAGAACCGCCGCCTCGGGTGCTTCATCGGCCTGGCTGGCCAGCCCTGCTGGTTCATGGAGACCTTTTCGTCGCACCAGTGGGGCATGTTCATGCTGGCCATTTTCTTGTCGTATCGCTACCTGCGTGGCCTCTGGGCACGCCCTCTTTCTGGAGTTTGACTATGACTGCCGTATCTCACGAGATCAAGCCGATCTATGGCTTGCCCCTGAAGGCCGAGGCGATCGCGCCCCGCAACCTTGTCCCTGCCCGTGTGACCATCATGCTGCATAACGACGGGCTCTTCGCTACCTCCAGCCTCAACGCCGACCAGGCGCGTGAGCTGGCGGCTGCTCTCATGAGCATGGCCCTGGCCGTCGACAAGATGAACAAGTGGCGCGTCAGCAGTCTGGTGGAGGTCTCGCAATGACCTACCGCATTGGCGTCCTGCTCGTCATCAGCAAGCGCAGCATGCTCTTGCGCCTCCTCGGTGCCTGGCTCGCCGGGGTCCTATCCGCATTCGTGCTGGCAGGCATGCTGCCGGCGCAGCACATCCAGCCCTCTTCCGCGCGCAGCAGCTCGATCAAGCCCAGTTCCTGGTGCGCCCGGCCGCCGGCGCCCTCCTCGATCACCAGCAAGTCCATCTGACCTACCGAGATCCCAAATGAAACCGAACTCGATCTATACCACCCTCGGCAACTACGTGAGCCTCACCGAGGCCACGCCAGCCGACATCCACATCGTCGACATCGCGCATGCGCTGTCCCAGATCTGCCGCTTCGGCGGCCACACTCGCCAGTTCTACTCGGTGGCACAGCACAGCGTCGGCGTGGCCGACCTACTGCCCAAGGAGCTGAAGCTCTACGGCCTGCTGCACGACTCGGGCGAGGCCTACGTGGGCGACATGGTGCAGCCCCTGAAGTGCATGCGGCACAACAGCGAGAACCGCGAGCTGGAGGTCGGCATGCTGGCGAAGATCCACATCGCCTTCGGCCTCGATCCCTATCCTTCGTCGGCGGCAGCAGCTGCAATTCATGAAGCAGACCTCGTGATGCTGGCCACCGAGCGGCGCGACCTCCTGGCACCGGATAGCGCGCCCTGGCCTGCGCTGGCCGGGATATCGGCCCGCCGCGCTCCCATCACCCCCAAGCTCCCCTTGTCGGCAGAGGCTGAGTTCCTCCGTCGCTTCAAGGAAGTCACCGGCCAACTCTGAGGACCTGTCCATGAAGCGAGATATTTTCAGTGGCATCAAGGACGACGTCCGTGAGATCCGCCACTTCCACCTGTTCGGCGCCATCGGCGGTGGAGCCCGTGGCTTCTGCCGGGCCAGCGCCCGCGTGGGCAACATGGTGGCCAAGTTCCGCTGCATCGGCAGCGTGGACGTGGATGCTGCAGCGAACCGCGATTTCGGCCGCCTGGTGGGCGTGCCGGCCACGACCCTGGACCTGTTCGACCTGGACCAGTACCTGGCCTTCCACGGTCACATGCCGCCGCCTGGCTGGCGTGAGGCCCTCCCCGCCGACATCAGCCGCGCTGCCGGCGGCGAACGCCCGCATATCGTGTTCCTGTCCGCACCGTGCAAGGGCTTCTCCGGCCTGCTGGCCGAGGGCAAGAGCAAGACCGACAAGTACCAGGCCCTCAACCGGCTGACCCTGCGCGGCGTCTGGCTGATGCTGGAGGCCTGGGCCGACGATCCCCCGGAGCTGATCATCTTCGAGAACGTGCCGCGCATCGCCACCCGTGGGCGCAACCTGCTGGACCAGATCGTCGCGCTGCTGCGCCAGTATGGCTATGCGACGGCCGAGACCACGCACGACTGCGGTGAGATCGGAGGCCTGGCCCAGAGCCGCAAGCGGTTCCTGCTGGTCGGCCGCCACATGGCCAAGGTACCGAACTTCCTCTACGAACCGCCGAAGCGCAGCCTGCTGGCGGTGGGCGATATCTTGGGCCGGATGCCACTGCCGGGTGATCCGGCCGGCGGCCCGATGCACCGTATCCCGTCGCTGCAGTGGAAGACCTGGGTGCGCCTTGCATTCGTGGAGGCCGGCAAGGACTGGCGCAGCCTCAACCGCCTGGCGATCGAGCACGGCCACCTGCGGGATTACCTGATCGTGCCGGAAAACCGCAACGGCGGCTTTCTGGGCGTGGATGCCTGGCAAGCGACGCGCGGTACCGTCACCGGCCGCAGCCTGCCGAACAATGGCTCCTTCGCTGTCGCAGACCCACGCGCTGCGGCCGGCGCGGCCGAGTACCAGCAGTATGGCGTGCTGGATTGGCGGGAATCGTCCGGCGCGGTGATCGGCGTCAAGTCGCCCGGCCAGGGCACTTTCTCGATCGCGGACCCGCGCCACGCCGGCCCTGCCAAGCACTCCAACGAGTTCCGCATCGTCGAATGGGATCGCTCATCGTGCGCGGTGACCAGCGCTCACGGCACCGGCCAGGCCGTCGCGGATCCGCGTCCAGCACAGCGCGAAGACTACAAGCAGACGAAATACCGCGTGACGGGCATGGGCGAGCCTGCCGGCGCCGTCATTTCCGCATCCACGACTGGCAATGGTGCCTTCGCTGTCGCAGATCCCCGCGGAAGCGAGGTGGCATCGGATCTGCACGGGAAATACCCCGTGCATGGCTGGAATGAGCATAGCCGCGCGGTCATTGCCGGGAATGCCAACGGGGCCTATGCCGTGGCCGACCCGCGCCCGGCCGGCATTCCCCAGAAGGGGGACCACTACCTGACCGGTGGCCACTATGGCGTTCTGCCCATGGATGCGCACTCTGGTGCTGTGGCCTCGGCGGCCAGCTACGACAACGGCCGCTGGTCGGTCGCTGACCCGCGCATACCGGCGGCGGCCGACAAGCTCGTCTGCGTCATCCGTGCGCTGGACGGCACTTGGCACCGTCCCTTCACGACCCTGGAGCTGGCCGCACTGCAGTCCCTGGTGGACCCGGAGGAGATGCTGGAGCTGGACGGCCTGTCGGATCAAGCTTGGCGCGAGCGCATCGGGAACGCTGTCCCCCCGGCTGCGGCCGAGGCCATCGCTTCCGAGATGGGTCGCACCTTGCTCTTGGCCTGGTCCGGCGAGACCTTCCAACTGAGCGCAGCGCCAATCTGGGTGCGGCCGGTGGCCGTGGCCATGAACCTCACACAGGGAGACCAAGCATGATCCACGTCCGCATCGAAATGTGGCCCCTGGGCGACCAGTCGAAGGCGCGTCACATGGGAACCATCGAGATCGCCAACGATGGTACCGGCACGCGGGAAGAGGGTAATTACAAGGTTCGCCTCTCACGCATCGACAGCCCGACGCGCGCCTGGAAGTCCCTCGCTATCAAGGGCTTCAACCGTGTGACGCGCGGTCCGCATGACCTATTACTCCTCGCCCTCTTGAGTGGAGTCGGCCAGCGCAACAAGCGCCTGATCGATCAACTGAAGGAGGAGTATGGCAAGACGCCTGCAGAGGATGGCTTGACGGCGGCTGACTACGAGGAGGTATTGGCCGACCACCGCCGCCTGGTGCGCGAGATCGATGTGCTACTGAATGGGGCGGCAGGCGCCGCCAAGCAGGCAAGTCTGTGCGATATCGTCGCGCAGCTGCGACATTCGAGCCGCGGCCGAAAAGACGACGAGACCCCACCACCGGCAGGGCCAGTTCCTGTCGATCAGGCAGCGCATCGTGCGACGCTCCAGTACGTCGCAATGGGCGATACCGTCGTTGACCAGATTGCGGCCACCGCCAACGGGCAGACCATTTACCGAATGTTCGGGCGCGATGAGACTTTGGCATTCGTGCGGGCGGTCGAATCTGAGGTGCTGGCACGCTGCTGCGCCTCCCCCTCGCCAGCCGTGGCGCAGCCGGTGGCCGTGGCCACGAACGTCGCGCAGGGGGCAGATCATGGTTGCGCAACTTGAACTGTTCCAACGGCCTCCTGCGCGCGACAGCCGCGATATCGCGAGAGAGAAAGCCTTCTCGATCGAGGTCGAGCAGGAAATTCTCGCGGTTTTTTCCTCCCGACCTGAAGAGTGGTTGTCCTATAGCGATTTCCGAGAGCTGATCGACAAGCACAAGATCCATTCTTGGTTGGGGCACGTGCTCCATCGCATCGCGCGGGGGGGGAAGCTCCAAACGTCACGGCTGTACTACGGCGCCGAGTGGCCCGGGGATCCAGACTATCGCGGCTTCGATGATAGGTACAAATGGCCAGAGGGAAACACCAAATGATCGCCACCTCCCTGAACCTGCGCTCCCTCATGGAGGAGCTACGCGTCAGTGTCGTTCCATCCTTTGGCGCCGGCTGGGAAGTGGCGATCTACTGTGACGCCGCGGAGCCGCAGGCCTGGGGCGAGGGGGAAACGCTGCTGGCCGCAGTGAACGCAGCCCTGGATGACATGCAAGAGGATCCAGACATGGAGGGGCACCTCTCTCCCGACGTCTGGGCCCGCATCAACGGATATAGATAAAAAAGATGGCATCAATCGAAGAACTTCGGAACCGCATTGACCTCCACGACCTGGCCGAAAGGCTGGGACTGAAGCGAGGGAAAGGCGGCAACGCGAACTACCACAGCCCGCACCATGAGGACAAATCACCATCCATCGGCATTGCGAAGGATGGCCGGAGCTTCCGCGATTACAGTGCGGAAGGCCAGCCGCACGCACGCGGTTCCTGCGTCGACCTGGTCATGTGGGTCCTCGGCATCACGGAAGTCAGCGAGGCCATGCGGTGGCTTCATGACCAATACGGGATCCCGACCGAGCGCCGGGTCCAGAACACTCAGGAGGCACGCGAGAAAAGCCTCGTGGAGCACATCGCTGATAAGTGCGTCGCCGAGGCCACCCAGGTGCGTGAATACCTGACCAGCCGTGGCATTGCCGACAAGGTGATAGACAAAGCCATCAGCCGGAAGACTCTGGGCTTCAACAACTACGTCTCTCCTTCGAGGCCCTCTGGAGAGGTTGGCCACGGCGGCCCTGCTGCAGCCTTCATCATCCGCGACCAGCACACCGATCAGGTACGTGCCGTCGACCTCCGTTACCTGGATCCCGATATCAATGGCGGCGTGAAGACGCGGTCCCAGGGTGAGAAGGATGGCGTCTTGTGGTGCAGCGACTGGCGCCGCCTGAAGCACGCCCGGAATGTCTTCATCGTCGAGTCTGCGATCAACTGCCTGTCGATCGAGACTGCCGACGAACATGCTTTCGCCATCGCGCTTCGCGGCCTGGGCAACGTCGACCATGCAGACTGGACTTTCCTGCGCGGTAAGCAGGTGGTGCTCTGCCTGGACAACGATCAGCCCTTTGAACCGCCCCACAAGCTCGCCGGGCATCGACAGGGGCCGGAGGCAGCGTGGCGCCTCGTGGAGCGCTTGGTGGCCCTGAATATCGGCGTGATGCTAGTGGACCAGGCCGACTGGAAGGATGAGGACGATGAACCGATCAATGATGTCAACGACATGCTGCAGGAGCTCGGCGCGGAGAAGCTGCGGGCGGCCCTCGATAAGCACGAATACTGGCTGATCCCTGGGCTGTCGGGGGAGGTCGGGACACCAGGCATCAAACGCGTCTACCTGCCCGCGCATGACTTCGCGCAGTACTGGAAATTCCGGGTCCGGAAGGATTTCACCAGCTACATCGCCAAGATGGAGGAGAAGGAAGGTGAGGACGGCATGATCAAGACACCGATCATGGTGGATCTGGCGGGCTTCCGCGTGGCGTCGATCTCCCGCGTCTCTGTGGCCAGCGCCACCGCAACCATGACCGGAGATCCTGACCAGCAGCCGCAGGTCTACTTCGCTGTGTCGGTGCAGACGCCACGGCATGGTCCGGTGCTGCAGCGGCGCGTCATGTTGGACGAGCAGCTCCACAACGTCGACGGATGGAAGAAGTTCGGCCCGGTCTGGAACAGCGGAGCCTTCTCGCGCATGGTGAACATCCTGGAGCGCACTGCGGACCTGGGCGCGCGGCAGGCCGCGAACTTCGTAGGGGTGGCCTGGCGCGATGGCCAACTCATCGTCAACGAGGGGCCGGACTGCTATTTCACGGAGCCCGAGAAGCAATGCCCGTACCACAACCTCACTTTCCCGACCGGAGGTGAGCGAGAGGCTCGTCAAGTGATCGGGGCCTTCCAGGAGACCTTCAAGAGCAATGCCGCCCTCTTCCCATTGGTGTGGGGTCTGGGCGCGCACCTGAAGGTTTTGCTGGGCTTCTGGCCACACATGATGATTCAGTCCGATAAGGGCAGTGGCAAATCCACCTTGATCAAGCGTCTGGAGCGCGCCATCGGCATGACAATGCTGTCCGGCCAGTCCCTCACCACGGAATTCCGGCTGTTGACCTCAATCAGCCACACATCTCATCCGATCGGATGGGAGGAACTCTCCGCCCGCCGGCAAGAGGTCATCGACAAGGCTGTGGGCATGCTGCAGGAGAACTATCAGTACACGGTGACGCGCCGCGGTGCCGAGATGACGGAATATCTGCTCTCGGCACCTGTGCTGCTCGCCGGCGAGGATGTCCCTGTACGCTCACTGCTGGGCAAGATTATCCGCACGGACCTCACCGGTAAGAAGGGGCCGCTGCTGCCTGACGATCTGCCTCGATTCCCTGTGCGTGCATGGCTGGAATACATCACCCGGCTGCCGAAGAAGGTAGTGCTTGAAAAGTACCGTGAGGTGCGTGGGACCTTCCTGGACGCATCCATGGCCAGCGGATCGGACAGCGGTGCACTCCGCATGTCTGGTAACTATGCCGCGTTGTACCTCGCTTGGATCTACCTGTGCGACTTCGCAGGCATCGACACCGCCCAGGGCGAATTCGATAGTGATCTGTTGACCGAGATGAACAGCCACATCGGCGAGACCAGCGCCGATCGTGAGCCTTGGGTCTGGATCATGGAGACTGCCCTCTCCGAGATCGCCGCCGGCCGCTTCTCCTATCCCTACCATTGGCAGATCGATCCTGACAACGGGGATGCTCTTTTGATCCGAACGAGTCACATCATGGATCACCTGTCTACCAGCCCAGCGCTGCGCGAAAAATGGAACGGCCTGCCCGTGAAGTCAGATCGCGTCTTCAAGAAGCAGATGGAGAACGCCGGCATTATTGACGGAACTGCTGAACGGACCATCCTGGGCCGGCGGGTCTCTAATCTTCAGGTGCTCCCGCTGGATCGGTTGCTGCGCTATGGTCTGCATGCTGCCCCGCGGATCGAGAAGCCATGAGCAAGGTGACCCGACCGGCCCTCCGGTATCACGGGGCGAAGTTCCGGCTATCCAGCTGGATCCAGAGTTTTTTCCCGCCGCACACCTGCTATGTCGAGCCCTTCGGTGGTGCCGCCGGCGTCTTGCTGCAGAAGCCGCGCTGCTATGCGGAGGTCTATAACGACCTCGATGGCGATGTCGTGAACCTTTTCCGCGTCCTTCGTGACCCGATCGCCAGATCGCAGCTGGTCGATGCCGTGCGGCTGACTCCCTATGCCCGCGAAGAATTCGTCGAGGCGTGGACCCCGTCCGAGGATCCCATTGAACGCGCTCGAAGGCTTTGCATCCGCGCGCAGATGGGGTTCGGTTCTGCTGGAGCGACGAAGGGGATGACAGGCTTCAGGATCGATACGAAGCGCGCATATGGCACGGCACAGCACGACTGGACGGCATATCCGGACGCCATCGAGGCTGCAGGCGAGCGCCTGCGCGGGGTGCTCATCGAGAACCGGCCGGCGATAGAAGTGATGGTGCAACACGACGGTCCGGAAACTCTGCACTTCGTAGACCCACCGTACGTGTTTGAGACCCGCGTCCCTCGGATCAAGAACGGAAAAATCCAAGCCTACCGGCATGAGATGGATGACGCTGCACACGTTGAGCTGCTGTCCATCCTCACTTCGTTGCGCGGCATGGTGGTGCTCTCCGGGTACTACACAGACCTCTATCACGCGCGGCTACCGGGCTGGACGCTCCATCAGACCAAAGCCCGGATCTCGGCCGGCCGCGGCACAAAAGTTAAAACCGAGTGTGTCTGGATCAATCCTGCGGCCGCAAATGCACTGAATGAAGCGGCTCATCAACCCTTACTGTTAGGAATCGAATGAAGGCTTTATCCATCCGCCAGCCGTGGGCCTGGCTCATCCTGAACGCCGAACACTACGCGCAGCCGAAACGCATCGAGAACCGCACTTGGCGTGCCAAGCACCGGGGGCCGCTGCTGATACATGCCGCTGGCCAGTACGACCATGGGGGCCACAGGGCGATCCTGAAGGCGCGCCCGGATCTGGTACACGTGATCCCTACGGAGGACCTGATCGGCCGAGGCGGGCTCGTGGGCGTCGTAGAGATGGTGGACTGCGTAGATGAGAGCAACTCGCCCTGGTTCTTCGGCCCGCATGGCTTCGTGCTGGCTAGGCCAGCGTCGTTCCCGTTCATTCCCATGCCCGGCAAGCTCGGCCTCTTCGATGTCGCCGAGGAGCTGGTCCTGCAGCGCGTGTCGCCCCATCTTCCAGCCTGGCCAGGACTCCCTCGGCCGCAGGCCGCTGATCAGGATATCGGCCGCCCGGACCCGTTCGCCTCGCCTGTTCCCCCGTTCCCCCTAAGCAAGGAGCCGGGCTCGGGGAAAACCTCGACGAAGAGAGCCAGGGGGCCGCAATAGCGAATTTCTATGAAGGGGGATATGGGGGCAGCGCAAAAAACCTGTGGATTGCTGTGGAAAACTCGCTAAGCCTTTGATTTTGTAGAGAACTACATCCACAAGTCTATGGCGTTTTTCCACAAGTTATGCATATTTTTCCACAAGTCAGAAAACCAGCTATCCCCCCTTACACCTTCCTCTATCTCTCTCTATCTCTCTGATTAAAAAGAAGAAGAAGAGAGAAGAGAGGGTAGAAAACGCAGAGAGCGGCATCCACAGGTTGAGGCCAAAAATCCACAGGTCACGTGGTTGCTTAAAAAATAGTTCCACAGGTTAGAAGGTGGCAACACCCCTAACCTGTGGATTGGATAGAAAATAAAAATCTTTAAAATCAATTGGTTAGATCATGAATCAAGCGATCCACAGCTCCACAAGTTGCGCTGCCCCTGGTACCCCCGAGGAGAAGGCGGAGAGCGAGCAAATTGCCCGCTTCCGGCGCTTCATTCGGTTCAACAAGGGGCGTGGCGCCAAGACCGTCGATATGTACTGTCGCCACCTGGCGCGCCTGGAGCAGTTCCTCGGCCAGGATGGCTTGCTCGCCGCCACAGAGGAGCAGCTGGAAATGTTCACCGGCGCATGGCTCCACAAGCAGGGCGTCCAGGCCAATAGCCGGCGCCCGTACGTCGCAGCGATCAAGGCCTTCTACGAATGGGCGAAGCACCACAAGGTGATCTCCCAGGATCCCGCGGAGGCCCTGCACTATCCCAAGGCCGGGAAGCGCCTCCCCTCGATGATGACCCTGGCCAATGCCGAGAAGCTGATGTGGGCACCGGACTTCAGTACGCTTCAGGGCGTGCGCGATGCCGCGATCTTGGCTCTCATGGCAGGCTGCGGCCTGCGCCGCGACGGCGTGGCCGGGCTCAATGAGTCAGCGCTGATGGCCACGGAATATGACGGCCAGTCCCGCTACATGCTCCGCACCTTCGAGAAGGGAGAAAAAGAGCGCCTCGTGCCCGTGCCCAGAGAGGCCGACATGCTGCTTCGGCTGTATCTGGAGCATCCAGACCTCCAAGGCATCGACCGCAGCCTGCCGGATGGAGACCGGGTGCTCTTCATCTCGTTCATGAACATGATGGTGCCGGATCACCTGTACATCGGGGAGCGCCGACGGCTCGCGCCGAAGGCTGTGTGGGAGATCGTGAAGAAGCACGGCCGCAAAGCCGGCATCGATGAGAAGCAGCTCCACCCGCATGCCCTGCGCCACCTGTTCGGTACCGAGCTGGCCGAGGACGACATCGACCTGCTGGTGCGCCAGGAATTGCTGGGGCATGCCAAGGCCGACTCGACCAAGATCTACACGCACCTGGCCACCAGGAAGAAATTTGCTGCGATCGACAAGTCCAGCCCCTTGGCCAAGATCAAGACCCCCGTCAACGAGCTGCTGGCGAAGCTGCGCCGTTCCTGACGAGCCCCGGATTTTTTTGCAGGATCTGCCATGCGACCCCGAGCAAACCAGACGGCGAACGAAACGTATGTTGGGGGAGGCGGCCAAGACATAGGAAAGCAGTGTTTATGCGATGTTGCGCGGTGTTTCCGCAGCGCTCGAAACTACACCCCAGAACGGGCAAAATCATGAAGCCGAACAAAACCCGAACCCGATCCCCTGCCCCTCGCGAGTTTCGCATTCTGACAAAAAGCGAAGCTCAGCTATCGCTATTCCCGGATGACACCGTGCCTGCTCCAATGGAAAAGCGAAGCTCAGGCAGCGGAATTGCACACATGGTGCAGCAGATGCTGTCCCCTGCCCCTGCTGCCCCGAAGAAACTGCAGGGGGTGGGGGCTCGGCGTAGAAGGCCGCCCTCCCCCAGCGGGGGGGGTGGGTACCAAAATATCTGCAATATTTTTGAAATCGCGGGCGGGCAAAAAAAATTCGCCGACCCGCGGGTCGCCGAGCTCTACACCATGGGGATGCAGGGCTATTGGCTGGTGGTGGCCGATTATCTCGGCATGGACAAGTTCCTGGGCATGTGGCGCCTGCTGGACTCCATCGAGGCCAGTATCCCCAAGGGCAAGCGCTCCGGCGCCATGGCGCTGATGTTGCGGCCCTACGCCAACTTCGAGCGCTTCCAGAAGAACCGCTACGTGGCCACGCTCGTGGCAGATGGCCACTCGCCTAAGGAAATTCAGGCGATTGTCAAGAGGGACCTTAAGGAAAATATGACGATTTCTAATATTGGCCGCCTGGCCAGGAAGCATAAGATTCGCGCATGAAAACAGCCATCATTTATCTGCGCGTCAGCTCGGTCCAACAGGCCAAGAAGGAGCTGCCCATCGAGAGCCAGCTCAAGTTCGCCCGCAAGAAGGCCGAGGACCTCAATGCAACGGTAATCGCCACCTTCACCGACAGCGGAATCTCCGGACGCACGGACCGGCGCCAGGACTTCCAGGCGGCCATCGCCTATTGCGAGCAGTACAAGCCGGATTTCTTCATTGCCTGGGACACGGCGCGCTTCGCTCGCAACCGCATTGATGCGGCGATGTACAAGCGGGACCTGCGCGCCCTGGGCACCGATGTCGTCTACGTCTCCGTGGATCTCGACTCGTCGACCGATGAGGGCTGGTTCATGGAAGCTCTCCTGGAGGTGATGGACGAAAACGTCAGCCGCCGGATCTCGAAGGACACCAAGCGCAGCATGATCAAGAACGCGGAGGAAGGCTTCTACAACGGCGGCAGCGTCCCGTTCGGCTACGAGACGGTCACGCTGGGCACGCGCAAGAAGCTGGTGATCAATGCCGGTGAGGCCAGCGTGGTCCGCGACATGTTCCAGATGTGCCTGCAGGGCGTGGGCGCGACAGCCATCGCCCACAAGCTCAATGGCGTCGGCCGGCTTCAACGTGGCCGCCGCTGGAACCGCTCCAGCATCAACTTCATGCTGAAGAATGAGGTCTACACCGGGCACACCATCTTCGGAAGGCGCAAGGGCCGCGTGGTGCAGCCAGAGGAGGCATGGGTGCGCACGAAAAGCCACGAGGCCATCATCGATGAGGTGCTTTTCAAGGATGTGCAGAGCTGCATCGAGGACCGGGCGCCGCTCGTGGCCGGCGGCGCGCCGCGAAGCCATCATCTTCTGACCGGAATTTTCCGTTGCCACCTGTGTGGCGGCACCATGCATATCGAAAGCGGTACCGGCCGCAGCCGCACTTACCACTACTACCGATGCGGCCAGGCCAAGGCTGGCTTCTGCGAGAACTCCAAGCGGGTCAGCGCACCCGAAATGGACGAATTCGTGGCGCAGTCGATCCTGGATGAGATCCTGACAGAGGACCGGGTCGTTGCGATCATTCGAGACATCCAGGCGGCGACCCAGACCTGGTGGAAAGATCGCTCCGAGCAGCGCGCCCACCTCACCGCCAGCCTGCGCGAGGCCGAGCGCCGGCAGAAGAACCTCTTCGGTATCCTGGAGCTGCACGGGGTCGACGCGCCGAACCTCGGCGACATCACCGTGCGCCTGCGCGAGATCAAAGCGGAGATCGAGGGGGCCACGCGGGCACTGGCCGACCTGGACAGTGCGCATGATCCGGAGATCAACATCAGCGAGGATATGATCGGCCAGGCCACGGCCGTGCTGCGCGCGATCATCACCGACTGCGAGGATCCGATCGTCGTGCGTCAGTTCTTCGCCAGCTTCGTGGACAAGATCGTGGTGGAGGGAGAGGCGCTGGTGATCAAATACCAGCCCCAGAAACTAATGAACCACGGTCTTTCGACCGTGGTTCACAGTGATGTTGGGTGGCTCCCCGACCTGGACTCGAACCAGGGACCTGCGGATTAA